TTAAATGGCTGATACGGAGTATAGGTTAGCCTCCGCCTGCCTCCGCTTCACAAGCCCCTTGAGTTTGCGGCCACCAGCCCACACCCATTTCATGAGTTCGGCAGGCACGTCGGCATCCTCCTCGCGGTTTACCTTGCGGCGAAGCGTGGAGCGTTGAAGCGCACCCGCGCCGAGGTTGAAGGTAAACGACACCAGCGCATCGAACTGCCCCTGTGTGAGTGGCACACTAATCAGGCGCAGCACGGCGCGTTCTGCGACCGCCACATCCTGACGGAGCAGATCGAGGGCTTCGTCCTCGTCCACCCCGTCTAGGAACTGCTCTTTGTTGGCTTCGGTAATCAGGTGGCCATAGCCGATGGTGGGATACCCAGCTGGACACATGTAAATGATCGGCGAAAAGCCCTCAAAGCGGCAAATCAGGTCAAACCCTTGTCTGGAAATATGTCTCATTTTCCGCTCCGCAATTTGCTCATGGCGCGTTGGCCGAAATAAAAGCTGATGATGCCTGCGAAAATCGCCTGGTCTTCCGCCGTCCATAGCAACCACGGAAGATCTGCAGAAAACTGCATCACCTTCACCAGCGCATAGAGAATGAAGAAACTATAGGCGATGACGGGGCGCACCGTGCCGTTGAGCGCATCCACCCAGCGAATGCCCGTGTTATATGTCCGATAGAGGGCTTGCGATTCGGCAATGTCAGCGTTCACCTGAATTTCTTCCAGCCGCTGGGAAGCCCCGAGCTTCTGCTGCTCCATCTGCATCTCTAAGATTTTCAGCTCGTGCTTGCGATCCTGCGAGTCGCGGAACAGCTTTAAGAAATCAGGAAAGGCCGCCGACAGGAAGCCGAGTAAAGAACTGAGTAGCGTAATCATAAGAACCTCCATTATTTCCAAGAAAGATGACCAGCGGCGAAGCTGAGAAAGGCCACTAAGCCCGTCCATAGGCCGCCGAGTATCAGGAGAGTGCGAAGGCTCCCTTTGCCCTGATTTGCCAGTGCTGTGAGGGATTTGACTTCCTCGGCCAGCACATCGACTGTTTTGGTAAGTGTTTGGATCTGCGCGTTCATCACAGCCAGCTGTGAGCGCACATCAATATCGTCGGGTGGTGACATGGTTCCTCCTGATTTATGAACGTAAAAAAACCGCCTCAAAGGGCGGTTGTGTCATTCTGGGATTGGTGCGGTTTCTGAGCTTTATTATTCGAAATAGCCGTTAATCATCACCAATCCGCGAATAATCTGCGAGGCGGTTGCCGTGCCGACGGGCATTCGCAGAATCACATGCAGGAACGTGCCTGCCGCCACATAAAGCGGTGCATCCAGATTCACGTCTATGGGTGTGAGCGAGCCACCAATCGGCGTTCCAACGGGCATGGACTGGATACCCAGCGGCACACGGCGCGGCGATCGAGTGCCAGCAGTGACGGAATCTGCTGTGACAAGCGATACTGCCGTTGCGCCCACACCCAACGCCCATTGCAGCAATGTTGGTGTGGTGGCGGAAGCTGAGCCCATGTTGAAGGTTTCAATGCGAACGCCTCGGATCACCAGATTGCGATTGCCACCACCCGCTGCGGCTGCAGGAACCTGGAAGCCAAAGAGCGCATAATCCGTTTCCGCCCCAGCAACCGCCGCAAACTGAAATTGCCCACCCAACGTGGTGTAGCCTGCCGCTGTATTGGAAAGCGTGGCGGAAACAGGTGCGGTGTTGTTGACATAGTTGGCAGATTGCGCCATCGCCGCACCGCGAGGGTTATTGTAGCTACCACATTCAGCACCAGCCATCGCAGTCGGCCACAGGCGGTTTAATGCCAGATCACGGGCGATCACCGATACATCGGCAACTTCCATGCGCTGCGCCGAACCCGTGACTGCGGCGTTGTAGCAACGCATCAGCAGAGGCTGCCAACGCGATAGCGATACCGCAGCGGCAGTATTTGGTGACAGGATTACGCCTTCTAATACCCCGTCGATAAAGAATTCAATGCGATCCTGATCGATCACGATCCGATAATAGCGCACTTCGTTGGCAACAGTCGGCGACATCGGCGCGGTGGTAGTTTCTGTGCCGTTGATATTCATCACACCCACCAGCACACCCGCGCTATTGAGTTTAAAATATACCCCGTCAGTCGGTGTTGCCGTGGTTGCTGCGAAGCCCAGCCCGAATTCGCAGACGTTGTTGGCAATCGGATTAATGGCAAAACGCTGGCGGAAGGTTACTTCCAGCGAGCCAGCGGGATGTAATGGGAAGGTTTTGAAGGTTTGAACCCGCGCCACCGCTGCGGAAGCTACCGAGTTACCCGCGTTCAATACCAGAAAGCCGCCCGTCATAGCAAGGGTGGCAGTGGCGGTGACGCATTGATAGGCACTGCCATCCACCACCGCATGATTGAACGTATCTGCCCAGTAGATATTATCCACGCCGACGCGCAAGCGACCATCGGTTGAAACCCTTGCGGCACGAACCAGTCGTGGCTCACCGTTTACGCCATTATGTGACTCGCCAGCGATGACGGAATAGCCAGCATCCACCAGCTCCATCGGCAGGTTGATTTTCAGCCGCTTGTTTGCGTCCACCGATGCAAGGTCGGCGGAATCACCTGATTTTAGAATAATGCTCATATTAAACCCCTATGATGTTGATGTTAAAACGCCCCCAGCTTCCCTGTGGCGCACGGGCAATTACGTCGAAGCCAACGCCTTCATTAAGATTGGCGGCAACGGCGGTGATACCCTCCAAGGCTGCGTCTTCGGGATCGTGATCAGGCGTTGCCACACCAGCCGCATTACAGAGAATGACAGACGCATCCGTTACCCACGGCGCGGACACGCTAACAAAAGCCAGTGGCGACTCCCCACCGCTGGCACTGCCAAAATCTACCGCGACTTGCCCTGTTTTTGGTATCAGCGCAGCAAATGATGCATCGAGCTTATTATCCAGCGCGGTTTGCAGCCCGGCCACTTCTGCAATGGTGTGACCATGCGCCCCAGCCGCTTTACTATCGAGCGCTGTTTGTAGCCCTGCGACATCTGCAATCGTGTGTCCGTGCGCGGCGTTCGCTTTGCCAGCCAGCCCCGCATCCACCTGCGCTTTGGTGTAATAGCGCACATCGCCACGCGCATCATTGTGGTATTGGGGATGATCATCGGCTTCCAGCCCGTTCAGGCTGGCATGGTCAATATCCCCGCCGGTGCCGGGTGGTCCCTGCGTTCCAACCGTCACCACTTGCACTTTTGGCTCGGTGACTTTGACGACATGGATCACTTCGTTAATGGTGACTACTTCCGTCATCGTGTTACCTCCGGGCTGATGATCACCAGCCCTTCGAGCAAGCGGGTGACGTTGGCGCCTGAGACAAGTTCAAGGTCATACACGCCGCTGGTGGCGGTAATTGCTGTGGTTTGCGTGGCACTGGCCAGCAGCTGGATGGTTCCCGCCACCCCGCCGAGGGTGATGCCGCCGTTTTCCGTGGTGAGCGTCAGGAACGGATCAGCCGCTTCGAGCGTTTCGCGCATGTGCATCCGGGCGGTGAAGCCAGTCAGGTTCACGGGCGTGCCGCTTTCGTCCTTCCATTCGATCTGCTCGCTGAACGTCGCGCCGCGATACACATAGAAATTATGCTTGGCTGGGTGTGTGGTCATAAAATTACCATGTCCACGGGCCGCGTGGTTTGAGGTATTGCATGGTGGTGCGGATCACGCCGCCCGTGAAGTTGCCGCCGTTTGCGGTTAAACGAATGGCGGTGTTGGCGTAATACGCAAGTGGGCTGGTGATACCGATATTGGTGGAATCAAGCGCAGTGCCGATAAGGTTGCCGTAGCGTGTGGTGTCGCCCGCAACCCCAATGCCAAAGGATGTCGCGCCGGTGATTGCCGTCATCACGCGCACATTGACCGCCAATACAATGGCGCGGTCGGGAATCTGAATGGTGGTGTCCTTGAATGCGCCTGTGTTGACTGTCACATCCTCGGTTTTGTGTTCCACCCGCAGATATTCGCCTGTTTCTTTGATCAGCAAGCCTTCCGACACCCAGTTTGTGCCGTCGAACATTACATATTCGTCGGTGGTTTCGTTCCAAAGCTTCAGCCGCTTGAATGGGGCGACAAAGAACCAACCACCGCCATCGACTGCCTGAGCAATCTGGCTTGCTTTGCCTGCCCATGCGCCTGTGGGGGATGAACCCACCACCCAGCATTGCCCGACTGTGGGGCTACCAGGTGGCGTGTTCAAACCCACATCCTGCACGACTGCCTGAATCACCACGTCGAGAATGTTAAGCGCATCGTTATGGGTGACTTCCTTCTGGCTCTGCGATTGCAAAATATAAGGCAGCATTAATCTTCCGGTGTTGTTGGGCATCGGATGTTCCTTTAGTTATCGTTAAGTTTTAGATGGTGGCTATGCCTGCATTGCCACGCCCAACCGCTGCGGAAAGCTGATAGACTTTCACGCTGACGCTGCTTTGTGCCGACCCAAAATCGGTCACTTGCTGTGCGGCGGTGTAGATGGTCAAGGGCGTTGTAAGGCCAGTAATTGTGCGCTTGATCGTTACGCCTTGCATTATCTCTACCTCGTAGCGTTCGGCTTCCTCGGAAAGTGGAATATCCACTGCATCCCGCCAGTCGCCACCGATCCGTGTGCGCCGTTTCCAGCTGATGGTGAGATCACCACCTACGTTGCGGCTGCCCACGATATGCGCTGGTGCGTATGGCTTGAGAGCCTTTGCCGCATAGGTGAAATCCTGTGCAGTCGTTGCCCCCAGCGTGGAGCCGATTGTGACAGGTTTGTACTTCTTGCTGATGCTCCAGCCCGATGATGCCACCAACTCCCGTGCCAGGGCGTTGGTGAGCAGGATAAAACGCTCACCTGCAACGTGGCTAGAAATTGCCCATTCTGTGCCGAGCCTACCGCGCAGAAGGCGCGATAGACGATACTGGTTTTCGCCGATGAGTGTCGCCGCCTGAAATTGCAGCACCTCATCGCCAATGACGCACACATTCGCGCCGTTCAGCACCGCAAT